TAGATTTGAAAAAGTTGCTCAATCTCGAGAAGTGGTTTATGAAGGAGTTATGGTCCTTGGTGCTAACAAGCTGTTAAAATGGGAAAAAGCGTCTAATATGGTTCGTCCAGATTCTAACTTTAATAAAGTTATGATGAACTATTCAGTAAGCGCCCCTAGGTTGTATAAAGGTAAGATAGAAAGCTTAGTTAGTAGAATGGTAACCTACGCTGATTTAATACAGCTTACACATTTAAAGTTACAACAAACAATTCAAAGAATGACACCATCTGGTGTTTATTTAGACGCTGATGGTTTAGCTGAGATTGATTTAGGTAATGGCACCAACTATAACCCGCAGGAAGCACTTAATATGTATTTCCAAACAGGTTCTGTTATAGGTAGATCTATGACCGTAGATGGTGATATGAACCCCGGAAAAGTTCCTATTCAAGAATTACCTGGTGGCGGTGGTCAACAGACACAATTGTTAATACAAGCATATAATTATTATTTACAAATGATGCGTGATGTTACAGGCCTTAATGAGGCTCGGGATGGAAGTGATCCAGACCCATACGCATTAGTAGGTGTTCAAAAATTAGCGGCAGCTAATTCTAATACAGCAACAAGACATATATTACATAGTTCTTTATATATAACCACTCAGCTAGCAGAGGCTATTTCAATAAGAATAAAAGATGTTTTAGAGTTTCACCCACAAAGAGATGCTATGATAGGTAGTATCGGTAGGTTTAGTGTAGGTGCGTTAAAAGAAATTAGTAGGTTGTATATGCATGAGTTTGGACTATTTTTAGAATTAGATCCAGATGAAGAAGAGAAACAACTTGTTGAAAATAATATACAAGTAGCTTTATCAAGAGATCAAATACATTTAGAAGATGTTATTGATATAAGATTAGTAAAAAATACAAAATTAGCTAATCAATTATTAAAATATAGAAGAGCAAAGAAAGAAGCAACAGATCAACTCAAAGCAGAAAGAAATATTGCAGCACAGTCTGATGCTAATGCTCAAGCAGCGCAAGCAGCTGAAATGGCTAAAGCCCAAGCGGAAAATATTAAAGCAGAAGCAAAAGCTAACTTAGCACAGGTACAATCCGCTTTAGATATTAAGAAACTAGAAAACGAAGCAATAACTAAGAAAGAGTTAATGCAGTTTGAGTTTGATTTAAACATGAAACTAAAACAAATGGAGTTAGATTCAAAAAAAGATATTGAACTTCAAAAGCCACCATCTAATCCAGAACCTAAAAAAGGTTTTGAATCAAGTGGTAATGATGTTTTAGGTGGGATAGATTTAAGTAGATTTGAACCACGATAAAAATTATTAACTATTATATATTATTAAATTATGAGCGAATGGAAAATTAAAGGTGCTGTTGATGGTGAAGAAACTAAATCAGCACAAGAACAAGAACAAGCTGTACTTGATAAAGCTGTAGAAAAAGGTGATATTGCCCCAGAAGCTGCTGGACAAGAAACAGAAGACGTACCTAAAATTAATTTAGACGAACTAAATAAACCAAAAGATGCCGTTCAAGAGCGAAAAACAGAGGAGGTTTCTGTGGAAAATGAAACCGGAGATAGCGAAGAAGTGGTCGAAGAAGTACAAGAGCAAGCTAAAACCGAAGAAGCAGAAGAAAAAAACTCGCCGTTAGAGCTCGTTACTGAAGAAGAAGTTGAAGAAGTGAAATCAGAAAAACCTAAAGTTGATGAAAATGCAGCTAAGGTTAATGAGCAACCTCAACAACCAAAAGTTGAATTACCAGAAAACGTTGATAAGCTTTTAACGTTTATGGAAGAAACCGGTGGTACTTTAGAAGACTACGTTAATTTAAACCGTGATATTTCGGCTTATGATGATGGTCAAGTATTACGTGAATATTATAAACAAGCAAAACCTTGGGATAGTCAAGATATAAACGAATACATGGAGGACCAGTTTTCGTTTGATGAAGATGATGACCCACGAGAAATACGCTCAAAGAAAAGAGCATTTAAAGAAGAATTATTTAATGCAAGAAAGTTCTTAGAAGGAAACAAAGAGAAATATTATGCTGATCTCAAGTTGAGAAAGCAACAAGATATTCCTCAGGAGTACCAAGAGGCTTTTACGTATTATAATGAATATCAACAGAGCGTTGAATTGAATAAACAACAAACTGAAACTTTTTTACAAAAAACAGATAATGTGTTTGGTGAAACTTTTAAAGGTTTTGATTTCCAAGTTGGAAACAATAAATACCGTTATAAAGTTAATAATGTTGCAGATACAAAAACGCAACAGTCAGACATTAACAATTTTGTTTCAAAGTTTATAGGTGAAGATGGACAACTTAGTGATGCTAAGGGATACCATAAAGCTTTATTTACAGCAAGAAATGCTGATAAATTAGCAGAACATTTTTATGAGCAAGGCCGTGCCGATGCTCTTCGCACATCCGCTAAGGAGGCTAAAAATATTAATATGGATCCTAGAAAAGAAGGCATTATTAAAACCAATACCGGACAAAAGTTTAAAGTTGTTACAGGAGATTCAAGTTCTAAGTTGAGAATGAAACTAAAACAATAACTTAAAAATTTATTACAATGGCTTTAACAACTGGCATTGAAAACTTACAACCCTCACAAACTAAAGGGTCTTTATTTCAAAACAATTACATTACAGACTTTGATTTTACAAAGCAATTTTTACCTGATGTATACGAAAAAGAAGCTGAGATTTATGGAAATCGTTCTATCTCTTCTTTCTTACGTATGGTATCAGCTGAAATGCCTTCTACATCTGACGAAATTCGTTGGGTAGAGCAAGGGCGTTTACATACTCGTTACGAAGATGTTGCTATTTCTAGTAACGTATTCACTGTTACTCTACCAGCTGGCGTAGACACAGCTTCTGCTCCTGCTATTCGTGTAGGGCAAACAATCATGGTACAAGGTGTTACAGCAGCTAACGCTCCTGTTGGACCAGTACTTAAAGGTGTTGTTACCGTGGCGGGTGCTAATACGTCTGCATCTACAGGAACTTTCACAGCTGTATGTTATACTGCTGCTGACTGGACTGGATTAACTCTAGGTAACGGAGCTACTGCTGTAGTTTACGGTTCTGAGTTTGCTAAAGGTTCTGCTGGAATGACTGGATCTATTGATGCTGACTACAGCTCTTACACTAACAAACCAATTATCTTAAAAGATAACTACCAAATCAACGGATCTGACACTGCTCAGATTGGATGGATTGAAGTAACTTCTGAGAACGGAGCTTCTGGATACCTATGGTACTTGAAGTCTGAGCACGAAACTCGCTTACGATTTGAGGACTACCTAGAAATGTCTATGGTTGAATCTGTTAAGAAAGGTGCTGGATCTACTTTAGGCGCTGGCTATACTGGTTCTGAAGGATTCTTTGCGGCTTTAGAAGCTCGTGGAAATGTATTTGAAGATTTATCTTCTGATGCTGATCTTTCTGACTTTGACGTTATCTTAAAGCAATTAGATAAAAATGGTTCAATTGAAGAGAACATGATTTACGCTAACCGCGCATTATCTCTATCTATTGATGATGGATTAGCTGCTAAAAATTCTTATGGTGCTGGTGGAACTTCTTACGGAGTATTCAACAACTCTGAGGATATGGCACTAAACTTAGGCTTCTCTGGTTTCCGTCGTGGATCTTATGACTTTTATAAGACTGACTGGAAATACTTAAACGACTTCGCTACAAGAGGTGGTTTTGGAGATGTTGAAGGGGCAATCATTCCTGCTGGTACTTCTACTGTGTACGATCAAGATCTTGGTAAAAACATCAAGCGTCCATTCTTACACGTACGTTACCGTTCGTCTGAAACAGATGATAGAAAAATGAAAACTTGGATTACTGGATCTGTTGGAGGAGCTTACACTTCTGACGTTGACGAAATGAAAGTTAATTTCTTATCTGAAAGATGTTTGATTACGCAAGGAGCTAATAACTTCTTCTTATTGAAAAAAGCTTAATAGCTTATAATTAATATAGCCCCTGTTTCGGCAGGGGTTATTTTATCTTATTAAATTATATTATGAAAAATTGGGAAATTAAAGACAGAACGTATGTCTTAAAAAACGGAATGTCTCCGTTAACTTATAAAATTAAAAGTTCAAACATTCTTTGGTTTGATGAAAAAGCAGGGGTTAATAAAGAAATTCGATATGCTACTAACCAAAGATCACTATTTGTAGAAGAGCAAGATGGGTTTGCTAAAATGGAACATATTATATTTTCGGATGGTTCTCTTTTTGTACCTAGAAATCAGCCTTTGTTACAACAACTTTTATCTATTTATCATCCAGGTAAAGATATTAAGTTTGAAGAAGTTGATTATGCTAAAGAAGCAGTGGATGACATTGATATGATTGAACTGGAACTGGAAGCTTTAAAGCTAGTTCAAGAGTTAGACATTGAGCATTTAGAAGCTATACTGAGAACAGAGATAGGTTCTGATGTTATTAACATGTCCTCAAAAGAAATTAAGCGTGATTGTTATTTGTTTGCTAGAAGCGAACCAAAACTATTTATAGATGTTGCTAATGATGAAGATATTAAACTTCGTAATTTAGCCAATCGATGCGTAGAAGCTAATATCGTTAAACTAACAGACGACAACACAGTATTTAAATGGGCAACTAATAGTAAGAAAATTATGACAGTGCCTTTTGATGAACACCCATATGCAGCGTTTGCACGATTCTTAAAAACAGATGAAGGCGTAGACGTTATGAAAGCTATTGAAAAGAAACTTTCATAAAACAATAGGTTATGATTATTCGGTTAATCATAACCAACTAATAAATAAATAAAACTAATGGTAAGCATAGACAACGTTTATAAAACAGTACTAAACATACTGAATAAAGAAAATAGAGGTTACATAGTACCAAGAGAGTTCAATACTCTGGCTACACAAGCTCAGAATGAAATTTTTGAGGGTTACTTTTCTTTTAGAAACTATGTTGTTTCTAATGATTCTGATTACTCAGATATAAAGAAAAACGTAGAAGAGAAAATAGCTTTATTTGAGAACGAGGAAACAATAAATGCGGGTACTTTTACCAACGCGGAAGGTAATACAACTTCTAGTTATTATGCTTACCCCGGTAATTTTTATAGGTTAGGCTCTGTAGCGGCGAATGCTATACACGTAGAAGAAATATCTAATAAAGATCTTTTATATGTTAATAGAGCCCCACTAACAAAGCCTACTATAAATAACCCAGTGCATGTAAGGCACGAAGGTGGAGTCGTAATTCATCCGACTACAGGCATATCTAGCATTAATATTAGTTATGTAAGAAAGCCAACAATACCTAATTGGGTTGGTGGAACAGCAGGCGGACAGATTATTCCTAACCCTAGTGATAATAACTATAAAAACTTTGAGCTTCATGCTTCTGAAGAGCATGAACTAGTAATTAAAATACTAGCCTACGCTGGGGTAATTATAAGAGCTGCAGATATTACACAGGTAGCCGCACAAAAAGATCAACAAATAACACAATCTGAACGATAATGGCAGAATCAAAAAAAATATATACTAATCAAGCGTATTTTGCACAATTTGAAAATGATGCAGCAAACACGCCTGCGGGTTTTAAAGGTTTAGGGTATTACCGTAGAACAAGCTTAGAAGATGTTATAAACAATTTTATTGTTGCTTATATAGGGGAAGACAAAGCTTTGGCTAAAGTACCAAGATATGAAGTTGATTTCTGGGCCCAGCGTGGCTTACAAGAATTTAGCTATGATATATTGCATTCTGAAAAAAGCGTTGAAATAGAACTTAACGATGCTTTAACATTTCCCCTTCCGCAAGACTACGTTAATATCACGAGTTTATCTACAGTAGATGCAAATGGAAAAAAACACACGTTGCTTCCCCAAAGAAAATCAAACAATCCTATAGCTATACTACAAGCTTCTGATTTTACTTTTTTATATGATGTAAACGGTGAGTTGCAACAAGCCGCTGAGTCTACAACTACAGACAGATTCCAAACAAACAGGGACATCGCTGGAGCTGCACAAAACAATTATGACGAACCTTATGATGAAGACTACTTAAACTCTGCTAAAAGATATGGTAGTAACCCAGAGGATATGAACACCAGTGGAACATACTTTATAGATTACGATGATGGTCTCATATACTTTGATGGGAGTTTTGGCAGTAAAGATAGCAATTTAATTGTTTTAGACTACATTTCTGATGGCTTAGCTGAAAATGGAGACTTATCTAAGGTTTTTATACCAAAACTCGCTGAGGATGCTTTATATGCTTATATACTTTATAACTTAAGTAAAGTAAGGCCGGCAAGCACACAGCTTGTACCATTATACAAGAAAGAAGCAAGCGCAAAAATGCGTAATACAAAAATAAGATTAACAAATTATAGTTCTAAAAATTTAGCTCAAGTTTTAAGAGGTAAAGCAAAATGGATTAAGCACTAAATATATACTTTTTATGGTATTTATGCAATATATATTATATAAATATAATATATATTCAGCAATATAGCTTTTTAATTACAAATAAATCAAATGGCAGAAAGTAAAAGAACATTCCAGTCGGCTAAAATGGATAAAGACATTGACGACAGAATATTACCAGCAGGAACATATAGAGACGCATTAAATGTTAGTGTAGACTTTTCAGAAGACGCAAACGTTGGTGTATTGGAGAACCTTAAAGGTAATGAGCTTTTAGCTAATCAAAATATTTTAGGCTTAAGCACAACTACAAATCCCAATGCTGAGGTTGTTGGAAGTTACGCACATCCTGAAGAAAATAAAATATATTACTTTGTTACTGGTGATAAAATGGACGGTATATTTGAATATGACTTTAGTTTACCTACTCCAACGGTGAGTACTGTAATATTAGATTCTTTAGCAGAACTACCCCAAGCAGACCGGTCTTTTACTTTTAACGATACAAACGCAACCGTTTCTATAGCTCAAACTGGAATAATATCTGTAGCGAGTACCAGCGGTACTCCCCAAGTTATTACTCCGAATTTAACACCTAATAATACCGGTTCAGATATAAACGTAGAGGTACAAGTTAGAGCTCGAGTTCCAAGAGGATATGCTAATTATAACGAATTTGTACAAGGACCTGTAACAGGCTCTCAGCCTTCTATTACAGCGCCAAGTCCGACTACTGTATCTAGTCAGTTTATTGGTAACACAACAGCTACGTTAAATGGTAAATTAAATAGAAACAATGTAAACATTACAGCCGTAGGATTTCACTGGGGTTATAATACAGGAGGAACTGCTTTAA